CACCGGGGGCCGGATCGTCTTCGTTTGTTCCATCAGAGCGGCGCGCATTCGGAGGCTTCGCCGCAGATCGGCGAGGTGTCGGTCGCGTCATAGTCGGTTCCTTTGCTGCCCTGCGCAGGCGTTCCAATTCGGCGCGCGGCAGGGCCGCCCTGCCGTCACCGTCGAGCGTTCGCTCCGCCCATTCCATCAACGGCCTTGTGTCGATGCCCTTGCGGCGCGCCTCTTGCAGCGCGTTCGGATTTGCCGGCACCGGGCACACGCTGATTTCGAGAAGGGCTTGTTCAAGGAAGTCGATGCCGAACCCGCGTTCCGGGTCATTCTCGACAAAAGCGTAGCGGGTCGGCAGGAAGCCGACGCTGACCGCGCGCAGGAACTTGCCGAGCACCAGGCGGTAGATCGTGTCGGCGAACGCATAGGTCTCCGGCGGTGCGAACTCGATGTCGCCCAGCAGCCGGTTTCCCTCGACACCGACGTTGCGCGCGCCGCCGATCGGCGGGGCCGAGCTGTCGTGTGCCCACAGCGCCACCGGGTTTGCCATAAAGTCGGCAATGTCCCAGCCCGCCGCGGCGATCGTGTCGCCCATGCGGTCAACGCTGTCGTCGGAGAAGCAGAAGCGCAGCGTGCGCTCCGCACCGTCCACCGGCAGCGGCTGCGCCACGCTGACCCGGTACACGCCGCCTGCAGGTTTGCGCTTCGCCCTCAGCTCCCCGCGGAACTGGTCGGCGCTCATCAACGCTGTCATTGAATCATTAGCCTCCGACAATTAACAGGCCGCGGCCGTCGCCATAGATGCCCGCCGGCTCGGCCATCGAGCGGCCCACCGCCATGATCGCCGCGACGATCGGGTCGATGCGCTCGATCGAGCGTTCCTTGTCCGGCTTGACGTTGCCGGCCGGGTCAGTCCGGATCGAGACATTCGAGGCGCACCAGTCCGCGACCGGATCGCCGCCGTGCTGCAGTTCGCGCGCCAGCACCTTGCGCATGAACTCGGCCGCCGCCGGCCCCATGCTGAGGAAGCCCTGCCCGAACTCGACCAGGTTCATGCCCTCGTCCGCCAGGTTGCGGATGATCTCGCCCGCGAACGTGCGGTCGAACGCCAGTTCGGTGATGTCATAGATGCCGGCGAGTTTAAGGATCGCCGCCTCGACAAACTTGAAGTCCGTCGTGTTGCCTTCGGTCGCAATCAAATGGCCCTGGTCGCGCCAGACCTGGTAGGGCGCGCGGTCGCGCCGCGACCGTTCTTCGATGTTGTCGGCCGGGCACCAGTGCCGCCACAGCAGTTTCCACTTCTCCCCGTCACTCACCGGGGGAAACAGCAGCGCCAGCGACGACAGGTCGTTGATCCGCGCCAGGTCGAGGCCCGCGAGGCACCTCCGGCCCCGCAGCGCCTCCGCGTCGATCGGCGCGGCCCCGTCCGCCCAGACCTCCATCGGGATCCAGCGCACAAGCTGCTGGGTCCACTGATTGAGCCGCAGGCGCCGGATGGAGTTCTGCCGCGTCGGCATCTCCAGCGCGAGCGCGACCTCCGCGCGCAGGTCCTCGATCTGGAGGACAACGCCGAGCGAGGGGTTGGCCTTGCGCCAGGCCAGTTCGTCTTGCCAGTCGTCGCCTTCGTCAACGGTCGCGACGTAGGCGAACCACCGATCCGCGGTCACCAGAGGGATCACGCCCTCCAGGACCTTTGCCGAGAAATCCCAATGCAGGTAGCAGACCGAAGTCCGGCTCACGCCCGCCGTCGTGGTTTCGTACATCAGCGGCTGGAGCCGCGCGCCCATCCCGGTGTCGAGTTTCTCGATCACGCCGGCGTCGGGATGCTCGTGCAGTTCGTCCACCAGCGCGACGAACACGTTCAAGCCGTCCATGGTCGACGTGTCGGCCGAGAGCGGCCGGAACCACGATGCGGTCGGCAGGACCGCCAGGTTGTTCGTCGTCTTGACGATCCGCCGGCGCAGCGCCGGCGAGCCCGCCCGCATGCGCTCCGCTTCGGTGAACACGATCCGGGCCTGATCGCGCGTCGTCGCGGCCGAGTAGATTTCCGCGCCAGGCTCGCCTTCGTCTATCAGCGCCTTGAGGCCGATGCCTGCCTCAATGGTCGATTTGCCGTTTTTCCGCGCGGTGGACACGAACGCCGTGCGGAAGCGCCTGACCTCGATCTTCTTGTCCGGCAGCAGCAGCTTCCAGCCGAAGATCGAGCCAACGACGAATTGTTCCCATTCGAGCAGGTTGAACGGCTGGCCCGCGTATTGCCCCTTGCTGTGACGCAGCACGGCCGGAAAGAAATCAATCGCCCGCTGGGCCGTCTCCCGGTCCCAGCGCAGGCCCCGCGCCGGCCCGTCAACCAGGTCGCGCAGGTGGCGCTCGCAAGCGAGGCGAACCAGGCGGCCGGTGACCACCTTGTTCTCGACCACCGCCCGGGCGTACGCCTCGACAGTGTCTTGCGGCTTCGCCCGCCGCCTACGCCCTGCCACGCAAGAAGTCTTCGGCCGGGTCGGATGGCGGCGCCACCTCCGCAGCCTTGATTCGCGATCGCGCCGAGCCGGACAGCCCGATCTGCTCGGCGCACTGGCGCAACTGCTCCATCGCCCGGTTCGCGATCGTCAGGTAAGGCGAGTAGATCGGCAAACCGTTTGGCGAGCGCAGGATCATCCCCTTGCTCGTGACCTCGCGCTCGCACTCGATCCACCTCGCCCACGCAACGCAGTAGCTGGCGACGATTGCCAGGTCGAGCTTTGTCATCAGCCCGGCCTCGGCCAGCAGGCGCGTGATGCGCCGCCATTCCTTGAGTGCGTCGCCGTTCAGATGCGCCGGCGGCGGCGGCACCGCCGGGGCAACCTTCGCCTCCCGGTCATTGAGCGGCCGGCGCCCCGGATTCCCGGTTACCAGCTTCAAGTGTGTCGGCGTTGGCTTGCGGCCCTTCATGTGGCCCTTCCAAAGCGGCAAAATGCGCCAGCGCGATGTCGATCATCCGAGTCAAAACCGCTCCGATCGCCCGCACGTTCTCGATCTTCGTGATGGTTCCGACCGCCTCGGCAAAGCGCGGATAGATGTCGGCCGACGCGACGCCCACCAGGTCGGTGTCCTTCGGTATCTTCTTGATCTGCGCTTCCAGCAGTTCAAATTTCTCGATCGCTGCCGGTAGGAACGCGAAGTGTACGAGATACCACGGCAGGATGGCCGCGATCGGCGGGATCGAAATGCTGTCAGCCGAGGCGATGTCACCGAAGTCCGCCGCGGTCACGTAGGACTCTAGGATGTCGTCAATCCGGCTGATCTCCTTGAACAGCGTCGCGAGCGTCTCCCGATCGTCGCTGCCGGCGATGCGGTTGTGCGCGATCTGCTTCGCAACCACCTGGGAGCGGGTCAGGTTCCGCGTGTCGGCCAGCACGTACAGTTCGGTAAGCCCGGCCATGCGCACCGCCCGGGTGCGATGGTGGCCCGACATGACCTCAAAGAAGTTCTTGCGTTTAACAGTGAGAGGCAGGCTTTCGAGGCGTTGTTCCTTGCGGATGGTGTCAGCCAGCCGCTCCAGCATTTCCGGCGGCATGACGCGCGCGTTCACGTCCTGCTCGCGGAGTTCCTCGGGATGAACCTTCCAAATCTCCAGGTTCGGCCCGACCGCCGCTATGAACTCCGCCATCAAATTCCTCTCGGGCGCGTGGCGCCACCTTGCCGTCTTTGTTGAGCCACTCGGCAACCCGGTCGGCAAAGCTGCGGTCAGGGAACGGCGCCGCATAGACCAGCTTGAACCGGCCATCCGGCATCTTCGTTCGCTCGCGCAGTTTCAGGATGCCCCGGTCGGTTTTGACCTCCGGGTGCGGCGCGATGCAGGTTGTTTGCAGACTGCTCACGGATCGCAGCGGGTTCCTGACCATCGACCGGAAATAGGCCCGCGCGTCACCACTCACCAGCAACATCATAAACAAGCGGCTCAGTCTCGCATGAACCGCGTTCGGCACGGTGAAGCCGAAGGTTTCATGCACGATCTCGGACACGCCGCGCTCGACCTGATCGAAGAACACGCCGAACACGCTCATCAGGTGACCGTCGAGCAGCACGAGGAAATACCGCTCGGCCCGCGTCACGCCGAGCTTGTGCGCGAACAGGTCGCGATAGTACAGCGCGCACGACTTGCTCGTTTCAACGAACCGCACCACGGTATCCGCGGTCACCGCCCGGTCATTCGGCCAGAGGGGAAACTCCGAAGGCCCGAGCTTGGTTTCCCGGCGCGTGTGGACGCCCTTGGGCAAGCCCTCCGGCCGGTTCGCCAGCCAATAATGCGGGACCTTCCGGTTCGGCGCCCACTCGCTGAAAATCGCGCGATCGGCGCCATCCTCCGGCAACTCGCCATAGAACGCCCACACCGCCAGCGCGGCGCCATCGCGCAGCATATCGTACAACTTCGGCTGCAAGGCGGGATCGAACTGCGGGACCTTCGGCTCGCTCCAGGCGATGCGACCCTCGACCGGGAACATACGGTCATAGCCCTTGCGGTAGGCCGGTGGGAAAAGGCAGATCGCCGCGTGCGGATCGTCAATCCCCTGCTTGATCTGCGCCCACATATCCTCGATCTCGAAGGTGCAGCCG